GGTCGGCGGCGCGGCAGGCACGCCAGAAGGCAGCGGCGCGGCCGGCGCAGCTGGGGTCGGTGCAGCCGGCGTGGCCGGCGTGACAGGTGCGGGGATGCCACTCACGATCCGATCTCCTTCTTCAGTCGCTTCTGTTCGTCGACACGCTCGCGGAGCATCCGGTCGTAGAGGTCCGGGCAGCGGTCGTAGAGGATCACCTGCAGTTCGAGACCCTCGCGGCGACGACCTTCGTTGAAGGCAGTCGTCAGAGGGTTCGGGTTGCTCTCGTCCATCGAGGGACGGTTGCACCCTGAGCGGTTGATCAGCCCCCAGACGAAGCGGCGCCCGTAAGGCTCGGCCATCAGCAGCAACAGGTCGTCGACCTTGCGTGCTTGTTCGAGCCGACGAACGTCTTCCGCGCGCTCTTCGAGCATGCGCAGGCGCTCCAGGTCGGTGGGATCGAAGTCACTCACGCCGGGGACGCTACCCCTGCGAAATCGACTTACGTCCCCCGTGCGCGCTGCTTCTGGCGGGCCACTTCCGGGGCGCCACGGCCACCGAGCTTCGGCGGTGCGTAGCGCACCCAGATCACCGACGCCGCGGAACCGAGCAGGAGGAGCGCGAAGTTCCAGGTGTCGCGCAGCAACGGCTCCCACCACGAAGGGCCTGCGCGCATGTCGAGGTATGCGTTCACCACTTCATCCGCCGCCTCTGCGCTGACGCGGCCTTCGCGCGCCATCGATTGCACCGTCTCGACGAAGCCAAGCGACTGTGGCGCTGCCACGCACGCAGCCGCGAGCAGCGCCACCGCGAGGACGTGAACACGCCTCACACCGACAGGCCCGCGGCCTTGCGTGCCTTCTGCGCCTCGTGCAGTTCCACGAGGATCACCAGCAGCGTGGTCAGAGATCCCGGCGAGTTGAGGTCGACCTGCGACTCGATCTCCGCGAGCGATAGGCGACCGTTGCCGTCCGCGTCGAGCTGCTCGACGAGACCGGGGACGTGCTCCTTCAGCCACTGCGACCCGTAGGTGATCAGGGCCGCGTCGCCGACCTCGCGGATCGCCTGCATCGCGTCGATCGGCGTCTTCGGCGTGCCGTCGGCGTTCGTCGAGCCGAGGTTCAGGACGCCGCAAGCGGCGAGAAGGAACGTGAGAGAAAGCAAGTAACGCATGTCAGTTTCCAGGGAGGGGAAGCGCCGCGGTGGGGTTCTTCGCGTTGGCCAGCTCGACCCAGCGGATCATGTCGAGACGTGACCAGCGGTCGTTGTTGGTTCGTGCCCCTTGGTCCTTCAGATCGGCGATCTGCGCGGCAAGCTGTTCGATGCGAGAGTTCGTGTCACGCTGGTTGTAGCGAAGATCGAGCAGAGACGAGTTGAGCCAGAACGAGACAGCGACTGCCGACCCGACGACGGTCGCGATCAGACCGATCGGGACCAGCGTCTCGCTGTTGAGCGTGAATATTTTCTTCGAGGGCGTGTCGTTCATTTCACGAACTGGGGTGCGGGGTTGTCGTATCCTTGAAGGTTCGACATGACGTCGGTGAGTGCGTTCTTCTCACCCGTCGGTGACGCAGCGAGATCCTTCGCGGCCTTCGCCTCCTGCGCTCGCGCCTCGGCCTTCATCTGCTCGGCCTGCATCTTCTGCCGCGCCGACCGCACTTCCGCGACCACGTCGTCGGGGACGATCACCTTCGGGTCGACACCGGTCATGCCCGCGTAGGTCTTGAACCAAGCGTCCTGGTCGAAGTTGTCGAGCACTTCCTGCTTCATGCCGGAGACCACGCCGAGCGCGCCGACGAAGCGGTCGAGACTGTTCGCGCCGATCGCCCGCTGAGCTTGCGCGAGCAGCGAGACGAACTCGACGCTGAGGTCCGCGCCTTGGAGTTCCGGCGGCGGCGGTAGCAGCGCGCCGACTTCGAGCATGCGCGCGAACGTGATGTCGATCAGAGGGCGCAGCAGTTCGTTGTGCAGACGCTCCAGCACCGGGCCGAGCATCAACAGCTTCTCTTCGTGCCGCTCTGCGACCTCGGTCGCGGTCATGCGCGAGTCGGGGCCTGCGTGCGAGAGCATCAGGAACAGGTCCGCGTAGAACGAACCGTTGATGCGCGAGCGCACGTCGTAGATGTCGGTCAGCAGGTGGTTCAGATCGAGGCGAACCTCGAACGCCGGCCGGATGCCGCCGCCCGTCCCGGTCACACTGCCGAAGTTGATGCTGCCGGGCAGCATCCGCTCGTCGATGCCGGCGAACGAGTTGTCCGCCGCGAACGGCGGCTTCGCCATGTAGTCGATGCCCTGCGACTTGCGAAACTGCTCCTGCTGCAGCTGCTTGATGTCGCCGAGCGCCTCCATGCCGGGGCCGTTGCCGTAGACGTCGCCGCCGGCGAGGTTCCACCGCGGCGCCAACGCCGGGAAGGTCTCGAAGCCGGTCTCCTGCAGCAGACGATCGTCGTCCGACGCCAGCTCGAAGTAGCACGACCTGAACGGCATGTTCAGGTTGTCCGCCTTCGACGCGTCGCGCTTCAGGCGCTGCTCGATGGCGTGGATCACGGTCACCAGTTCGTCGCGTCGGTTCTGCTGCCTGCTGGCTTCCCTCACCCGCTCCGAGCAGTTCTGGACCCCGAACTTCGAGACCATCTGCTCGATGGTCATCCGATACTCGCGGAACAGCGTGTTGACGCGACCCTTCTCGTCTTGCTGGATCGCGTATTCACCGGCGGTCAGGACGTGGTGGTGGATGACGTTGTCGTAGTCGGGAACCACGATCGAAACCGCGGTGCCGAACGCCGCGATCTCCTCGTAGATTTGGTGCAGCGCTTGGTATGTGTTCGACAGCGCGAAGACGCGGAGCATGCGCTTCACGCTGTCGTCGAGCCACAGGCGGACCGCGGTGTCGTTCGCCAGCTCGGGATCCGTCGTCGTCAACGCGAACCACGGCCGCGCCGGCGACGTCGCGCCGGCGAGCATGCCGGACGCGAGCGTCCGCAGCGCACGCGTCGCCGAGTTGTCGTAGATCAGGTTGTGGCGCTTGCCGCCCTTGTTGCGGTCGTCGACGAAGAAGCGGCCGTTGCGCGGCAGCAGGTAGTTGCTGATCTCGCGCCAGTGCGAGTCCCAGCTGGTGCGCTCGTCCTTCAGCCGACGCCACCGCTGGAGCAACAAGCGACGCTTGCTGTTCTCGTAGCCTTCGTCTTGGCCGTCGCCACGCTCTGCCATGGATCAAGCCCCGAGCAGGCCTGTGCGGCCGAGCTTCAGGCGGTTGGGGTCCACGCCACCGGATCCGGTGAGGATCGAGGGTGAGCTGCCCTTGATGCGGTCCTTCTGCTCGGCGGTGAGCAACGCCGTCGGGTCGGGTGCGTTCTGCTGCGCGGCGCGCGCAGCGACGTCGTCTTTGCGCTCCTGCCTCAGCGTCTGCCCGATCGCTTGGTCCTGGGCGCCGCGCTGCTGCTTGCGGGACTTGGCCGCGGCTTGCGTCGAGCTGACCGCGCTGTAGGCGCCAGCCAACGCGCCGATACCTGCTGTGATCGCGCCGGTGATCGCCATGTCACATCGTCCTCGCGTAGATGGTTTCGTGGACCGAGTAGCGACGCAGCCGGGTCATGAGGGTGTCGAGCGCGGTGCCCGGCTTCGCGTGCCACGTCATGATCGACGCGCCGCGTTCCTTCGCGAGACGCTCGGTCTCGCTGATCAGCCGGCCGCCGACGCTGCTGCCACGATGCTCGGGTGCGACGTAGAGGACGTCGTTCTGCGCAAGGATCGTGTCGACGTAGTGCAGGTGCGGCACAACGATGGTGACGCTGTAGCCGACCATCGTCGACCCGACCCAGGCGCCGATGGCGAGCAGCGCACCCGCTTTCTCGACGCGCTCGTAGGCGGCCCAGTCCGGGTCGAGCTTGCACACGTCCTTGTGGCGCGTGATCTCGTCGTAGTGGGCCGCGAACAGCTCACCGGCCAGGGCGCGCATCTCGTCGACGCACGACAGGCGGATGACAGGAACGGTTGCGGTGGTCGTCACGCCTCGGGACGCTACGCCGGCCCGAGAGACTTACGTCCCCTCCTCGGCGGTCAGAACGAGTCGAGCGGGTTGTAGTCCTTCGGCGTGTCGCGCCCGGTGTGGCGCTCGCGTGGCGTGAGCTTGCGCGTGTTCATGGCCGCGAGGATGCACGCGGTGCCGTAGTCGGGCGACCGCCCGAGCCGCTTGATGATGTCCTCGCGGCTCTCCACCTCGATCGCCGGGCCGGCGATGCGGAAGCGCGGCGCGGCGAGGTCGGCGCGCAGCTCACGGCTCGGAGGTATCGCGATGCCGTAGTTGCTCGACGGGTCGAGCATCTCGCGCAGACGCCACCACCACTCGCTGCGAATGTTGCGGAAGAGGAAGCGCCCCGTCGCGTCGCGCCCGCCGGCAGGCTCGCCGAAGTTGACGCCGACGACCTGCAGCCCCATCGCCATCAGGTGGCCGTAGGGTCGAGCGCCTACGCCGAACAGATCGAGGTGGATCACGGCGTTGTCGCGCAGCGCCGAGACGATGAAGCCCGCGTTGGTCGGACCGTCGATGCAGGTGACGCCAGGGTGCTTGATCGGCATCGCGAACCACTCGGCGTGGCGTGCGATCAGCAGAGTGTTGTCGCGTCCGCCTTGCGCGATGTCGGCGCCGAGACTCTCCATCGGTGTGATGATGTCGCGCGGCTTCCACCGCTTCATCGCCGCATCGATCCACGCCGTCGGGATCACCTGGAAGGTGTCCGGCTCGATGCCGGCCTTGAAGTCGCCGAACAGCATGCGCGAGCGCATCGGCTCGGGCATCGACTGCAGCGTGCTCATGTAGCCGGTCGCCATGTAGTAGGGGTTGTCGACAACGCGTGCCGGGATGAACGTGCGGCTCTTCGGCTTGATGATCTGCTCGGGCGTGTAGTCCTTCGGGTTGAAGTCGTAGATGCGCTCGCCACGCGCACCGAGCACGAACTCGTCGGGGCCTTCGACCTCTTCGTCGACCTCGGCGATCGTCGTGAACCAGCGCAGCTCGCCGGGCTTCGCCGGGTTCGGGTGCATGTCGTCGAGCCACGGCGCGAAGAACTTGATCACCCACTGGCCCTCGGCACCCATCGGCGGGTTGAAGGTCATCAGCACCTTCGGCTTGAAGCGCGGGTCGTTGGTGCGCATCCAGCCCATCACGAAGCGAACCTGCGCCTCGCGCATCTCGGTGACTTCGTCGAAGCACTTCAGGTCGTGCGCTCGGCCTTGCCAGCGCGATTCGTCACCGGGGTTGTCGAGTCCGCCGAACTCGATCAGCGGCGCGCTGCCGACGCTGACCTGCCACGTCGACTGCTGGCCGTTGTAGCCGTCGCGGTTGCCGAGGATCTCGGTCAGGCGCTGCACGATGCCCGACGTCTGCGCCTTCTCGTTGCGCACGATCAGCACGCGCTTGTGCTTCGTGATCGACTCGCCGCAGATCAGGTCGGTCTTGCCGCCGCCGGCCGCGCCGCCGTAGCCGACGATGTCGGCCTCGCTCTCGTAGGCGAGCAGCTGCGGCCCTTGGATCGGGAACCACGGGTCACGATCGGAGAGCAGCAGCTGGTCCAGCTCGCGCAGCTCCTGCTCTGTCATCTGCGCGAGGATCGAGGGGTCGATGTTCACCCTACTATCGGCACCTTGGCTTTGGTGGTGTCACCCCCGCGTCGCGCAGCGCCTCTTCGGTGACTTGGAGAAGCGGCGACAGGATCGCCTCGTGCAGGCGCGCGATCTCCGCGTTGGCCTGCGCGAGGCGCTCCCAGTCGCCGAGCGTGCCGCGATGCTTGCACTTCGAGCACGTCGCACGGTTCACGTCGTCGAACCTGCTGCCCTTGAGCAGCCCGCCCATCGTCGTGACCTCCAGGCTCTCGGAGCCGCATCGCGGGCATGTGGTCGTCATCAGATCACGTAGAGTTCGTGGCGGTAGGCGATGCCGAACGCGTGCACGTTGCCGTTCGCGTCGACCTCGAAAATCTGCTCATACCACACCCACATCACCTGAGACGAGTCCAGGGTGACACCACCTCGGGGACTGCAATGTCTCGCGCTGATCGTGTTGCACACGTTCGGCGACGCGACGATGCCAGTGCCAGTGCCGGTCACACCGTTCATCACGGGCGTCTGCGCGGGCAGCGAGGCGAAGAGGAGAGATAGGAGGAGGAGGAAACGAAGGTTTGTCATGTCGAGCACGCTACAGGCCGATCTCCTTCAAGTCATCGGGGTCAGGCTCAGGAAGCGCGCGGCGTGCCGCGGCGCCGACGATCGCCTGGATGCGGTGCATGCGCTCGGTCACGGAGAGCAGGCGGATCGGCGGTGCGTCCGCGTCGCCACCGACCGCGAGCTTGTCGCCGTAGCGCCGCGGATCCCACTTCGCGAGCAGCTTGAGGCGCGTCTCGACGCGCAGCTTGCTGCGCGCGACGAACTCATGGTCGAGATTGCCTTCGCCGTCATCGTCGTTGCTCGCGTCGTCCGCGATGGCGAGCGCCTCCTCGGCGATCGCGTCGTAGCCGATGTCTCGCGCGCGTGCGATCCGGGCACCAAACTCGGGGTTCGTTCGCCGCCACTTGTCGACCAGCTCGCGCGATGGCGCTCCTGGTTTTCGGCAGTAGCTCCGCAGCGTCTTGCCTTCGCTGATCCACTTCTCGATCGCGTCGGCGTGGTCCTCGATCGGGATCGTGATCACCCTACCCATCGACCTCCCTCCAATCCGCCGGCACCTGCGCCCGGCGCTTGTAGTAGACCACGGCCTTGACCGTGTCGAGCTTGCACCCGAGACGCCGCGCGATCTCAGTCGGGGTCACGTCCTCGTGTTCGTAGAGGTCGCGCATCTGCACCACGACAGCATCGGGGATCGTGCTGTTGTGATGCTTCTCGCCGATGCGGAAGCCGCGATCGTTCACTGGAACTTTCAACGACCACCACGGCTACCCCACCCGCCCCTGTCACGCAACAGGGGGCGGCAGCAGCGCCAGGAACGCGTCCAGGCTCAGCGTGACCAGCCACGGCGCGTTGTTGCGCCTGTGGGCCACCACGGGCGTCTCGGCACCATCCGCATCCCTGGTCGCCTGCTCGAACGCTTTCCCGACGTTCAGCGCCTGCACCCGCTTCACCTCCCAGTGGATCCCCGGCGGGCCATCGACCACGTCGGCCTGCTCCAGCCCGCTCCGCTGTTGCCCCCGCTTGGCACCGATCCAGCCTCGCTTCTGCAGCTCCGCGGCGAACTCGCGTTCGCCCACCGCTCCCTTCGAACGCGAGTTGATCCGGTTCCGTCTTGCGCCCTTGGCCCTGGCCAAACCCCTACGGGGATTTGGGCCAAGAGGGCCAAGTTGCGCATCATGACGCGCTTTCCTCTTGGCCCTTGCTTGGCCCTCGGTAGGGGGCCAAGGCATCCCCAGTTCCTGCATGTCTTTACGGATACTCATTGTCTACTTGGCCCTCCTCTTGGCCCTTTGTGTTGTCGACAAAACTGTCTACACTTGCATCGACCTCACCCATCAGCTTGGCCCTTTCCAGATCAGCGACTCTAAGTCCTTTCTCTGTCAGGGGATATGAAGTCTGCGATGTCTTGCTTGGCCCTTGCTTGGCCCTCACCAAACCGAGGCTCTCCAGCTTCCTGAGACGGTTGCGCACGACCTTGTCCGTCGTCGCGCACGCACCTGCCAGCTCGGCCCGAGACACCTCCGCCCCGGCCAGTCCTTCGAGCTGCCAGAACACGCGCCAGCCGGCGTCGTCGCCCTCCATGTCAGCTGCGATCGGCTCGAACGCGTCGAGCGTCTCGGGCGCCTTGGTCACCAGCGTGATCGCGGTCACGTCGCGCCCCTTGCTGTCCTGGCCGGTCACCACCGGCACCAGCGTGCCGACCAGCGGCTCGGGCTTGGCCCAGTTCTTCTC